TACTCATTCATGAGAATTCTTGTGTGCTCCGCCAGCCGCTCCTCCGCCGTGGGGGTGAAAATCTTCCGGGTCATCCCACGAGCACCTGGAACCGCTTCGGCTTGTAGGGGAAAAGCTCCACAACGACCTCATGGCATCCAACCATCTCGGAGCCGAACTCGTATGTCCCGTCCATCACCGTGTCGCTCCCTCCTCTGACGCTCACTGTTGCCCCCGTGGGGATGCCGGAAATAGTCACGAGCTTGTCCGCTGTGATCTCGCCCCCCGGGTTGCACCACGCCGCTGTCAGCCGGTCCGCAGCGCATGGCATCTCCGGTCGCTCTGTAAGCACATCACCGACAAAATAGTGAGTATCCTGTGCGTTCCCCCCGATAGGCGGTCCATCCACCCACGCAATGGCTTCGCCAGGGGCAGCGCTCATCTCAGCATAGGGCTCGTCTTCCGGGGTGCCCGCGGTGGCGCATCCGTTGATTTTTCCGTTGATGTGAAAGTACACCGTTTTCATGTGTCACTTCCTCGTTTGATGAGCGATCATCCAGCACTTGTCAAAGCTCCCCTTTGTCACCCGGGGTGGGTTCATGTTGTACCCCCAGCAATACGCATTCAGGCGTAGATAGATGGTTCCGCTACCCCTTTGGGCCATTCCCGCGATGAGGAACGGCATTCCCCCTGTCCCCCCAACCTTTTGCACGAACTTGTAATAGTCCGCTTCCGCGATGAGATTATCCCCAGATGCCCCCGCGTACAGTCGAAGGACAAACCCCCCATGATAATCGTAGCTCCCGGAGTTAAATTGGAACACCCCGCCAGCATGGACCATGACCGTGTCCGCAGATTTCACGTTGACGGCACGAGTAACCAGGTTCACGCTCCAGCTGCTATCCTCTGGCGTCTCCCACTGTGCGGGGCGACGCTCGGCATAATGCGTATTCGTCACCGCGTAATCCTGTATATGGAGTGTTCCCACCGCAACGTCTTTAATTTTCGCGCTCACGATGGCCGCATCCTGAATGAACGCGTTCGACATGGAGACCTTCGCAACTCCTCCCACAGTGCCGATAACGAAAGGATAGTTGCTTGTGGTCCCAGGTTTCCCCACAAGGAAATTGTCCACATGGAAAACCATGCTGCCGGTCGTTCCGGTGCCGATCAGCTCATACCCTGTTACGTATCCACCTGTTGAAATCTTGACGGCGTGCTTGCTTTTTATGCCGTCTACGGACTGGTTTATGGTGGAGATAGAAGACGTGTGACCGTTTACCGTGGTTTGTAGGGTTTGGACAGATCCGGCAATAGCGGAATCTGCCGTGGTCCTGGCAGAAACCTCTTGCTGGATTGCCGCGCGGTTCGTGGAGTCTGAGTGCCCCACCACACCGTTAATCTCTACCCACAACTCCCGCCCGTACACGTCGCTCCATTTCCAGATGTAGTACTTTTTCACTCCGGTATGGAAAACGATCTGCCCGGTGGTTCCCGAAGCGGGGAGGGTGCTCACCTCTGTGACGTTCGTTCCCGCGCCGATGACCACCGCCTCCAGCGTTTGCCGCTGCAATGCCTCGGCAGAAATCGCTGTGGTCCTGGCCTCCTCCTCTGTTTTGACGGCGGCAATGGATTTTGAGAACGAATGTCCCGCCACACCCTCCACCTCGCGCCAATAACCGCCAGGCCCGGGGGAATACAGCTCCCAGATGTAATATTTCTTCAGGATGGTGGAGTAGACCACCTTCCCCTCGGGGATCGCCCCCACTGGGGAGTCCACGGGGAGGGTACTCACCTCTTCGATGTCGCTTCCCTCGCCATCGCCCAGAGTGATCGCGGCGAGGGTGGTGGTCTTCTGGGCCAACGCCTCATCTGCCGTGGAGCGGGCCAGGCTCTCCTCCTGGATGGCCGCTTCGTTGGCTCCTATCTGCGCCCTCATGGTTTCCGTTTTGGAGACCATTGCCTCGTGCTGTGTCGCCCGGACGATGGCTTCCTCTTGTATGGCGGCCTCGGCATCGCCCATCCGGGCGCCCATGATGTTGAACTCGGTAGCAACGGCTTCCTGGTTTTCGACAATCTTTGCATCCACGTTGTTGGTGACGATAGCGATATCCGCTTGCTGCTGTTGTGCCTGTTCCCTGCCCGTCACAAACCCTTGAATCGTGGCCTCAATGGAGGGGTCGTCATCGAATCTTGCCATTACTACTTCGGCGCGGGAGGCGATGATCTCGTCAAGGTTAAGGACAATGTTGTTGTGCTCCGTGATTGTTCCCTCAGCCCTACCCATCCGCCCGCTCAGGTCCGAGACGCTTGACACCTGGAGCTCATCCGCCCGCGCCCGAACCGTCTTTTCCTCCAAAATCGATCCTTCCGCATCCCCCAACCGTGCCGCCAGCACGGACGATTGACGCGCTAGGGCTTCGGACTCTGTTGCGCGCACCTCGGACTCTTCACGTATGGCCGCTTCCGCCTCACCCATCCGGGCGGCCATAGCGAACGTGGCGCTAGCCGCCGCCTCCTGCCCCTCGATCACCTTGGCATCAATGCTGTTGATGGCGATAGCGAGAGCTGCTTGGTCCGCTTGTCGGGTGGTCTCGCCGTTGATCATGTTACGAATCATGGCATCGGAGTCGTCGGAATCGGCTTCAAGTGCCTGAGCGATGATGGTTTCCGTTCTTGATGCCATGGCCTCGTCGGCGGTGGCTCGGGCGTCAGCCTCGGTTTGGATGGCGGCGGAGTTCCCGTCCACGTCGGCCCGAAGGGTAGTGATCTGCCCCGCCATAGCACTATCCGCACTGGTTCGCGCTATAACCTCGTTCTCAATGGCGGCCGTGTTCCCGCCCACATCAGCCCGCAATGAGGTAATCTGTCCGGCCATGGCGCTGTCTGCGTCGGTCCGTGCTGTCACCTCGTTTTGTATCGCGGAGGCGTTGGCCCCCACGGAGGTTTGTAGCGTGGTGATCTGCGCCGCTGCGGAGCTGTCCGCCGTCGCCCGGATACGTGTTTCCGTCTGGATTGCCGCTTCGGCATTCGCCACTCGCGCCGCCATAGTTTGGATAGATGACGCCGTGGCCTCGTCCCCCGAAACCCGCGCTTCTCTCTCGGTCCTTATCGCCGCCGACGTGTCGTCAATTTTCACGCCCAACAGCTCCATGCTGCTAGCGATAGCCGTTGTTTCGTCAATGATCTTTGCGTGGAGCTCGTTCTTCGCTAGTGCGATGTCAGCCTGGGTATTCTCATGGTCCACTTCGCCAATGAGAAGCCCTTGGATGATTGCTTCCGCTGCCTCTTCGGCGTTGTCGAATCCAAGCCGGACATCCGCGACCTGTTGCGTGATCGACCCCGCAACAGCGTCGATCTCCAGCTCGGCGGCGCTGATTCGCGCTTCGGCCCCCTCAAGCTCCGCTTTCGTAGCCCTCAACGCAACGGCGGCATTCAATCCATCAATGGATTCCTCCGCCGCTGTGATTCGCGCTCCGTTGGCGGAAACCTCAGTTTGCGCCGCTTTACTTTCGATGAGTGCTGCCTTTGCGTCAAGTAGCTGTGAAACTTCGCTAATCCTCGCGTCCACCCCGGACAACAGCAGTTCTCCGACATCGCCAAACACGGCCCCCGCTATTCGTTCGTCAACCTCGGAGTAGGTAGCCCTCTGCTCAATCTGCCCTTTCGCAGCGTCCAGAGAAAGCGAAAGGTCCGTGACCTGTGCGCCCAGTTCGGTTTTCACGGCCTCAACCGCCGAAATGAGCACTTCCCCGGTTTCGGGGTTCACGTTAAACCCCGCCCCGTGCAAAACGTCGCCGGTGTGGGTTAGTTCCAGCTGCATTCTCATAAGCGCTTCGGAGGCGATTTCAGCCGCCGACCGGGCCGAATCCCCGGCGTCGATGCCGATATTCGTAGACAACTCAATAGCTGTGTCCAAGCGAGGGATTTCCACATCTCGAATCTGTGGCAATTCGATCTCATCGATCCGCACCACGTCGGCGCGAATGTCGGGGATTGTTACCTCTTTGATTTCTATTGTAAGGTCTTCCAGCGCACCAATTGGCGTTTGAAGGTCTTGGATGGCCTCCTGGAGATACGGATTCCGTTGAAGAAGCTCCTTGATAAAATCATCGTGAGTTTCCTGTTCGGAGTATCCGTACACGCCAGCGAAAGCGTTCCACTGCCCCACGTTGCCGGAGAGGTCGACAGCGCGAATCCAGTAGTACCGCCCCTGAAATGAGCCTAGGTAGCGCGTGTAGCTAGTGCCGCTTGTCTCAGCGATTTTCACGGCCCCGGCGCGGTTGTCCGTAGAGCATTCCCAGACCTCCACGTGTTTGAAGTCTTTGTCCGTCGGGTTAATCCACTCAAGCCAGACAGAGCCGAACCACCCCGTTGCCGTGAGGCTGGACGGAGCCCCCGGAGGCGCGACATCGCGGCCAACGGTCATGCTGGCAGACGCGCCAGCCGTTTCTTGCTCCGTGTTCGGCCTTACCACGCAAACGCGAACGGTGACGTCCTTCCCGGACACCAGCCCCGGAATGTCGCATTGCGTGATGGTCTTCGTGGTGTTCATCTGGAGCGTCCATTGCCCCGCCGGGTCGTCGCTGTATCGGCGGTAAATGTTGGTGCTCTTTGGTTGGAACGTTCCGGGATTCTGCCACTCGGCCCGAACAACCGGCACCCATGCCCCATCCGCCCCAAGGTCACCAACGTCAGTCAACGTCAAAGAATAAACGTCATCGTAGTTCCTCGGTGGCGTCCCCGGGTTCGGCGTGGGAACGGGAAGCCCGGCATCGGAGTAGACGTTTGAGGAATACTCGGCACAGGCAATTTCTACCGTGTCGTCAGAGCCCCGATCCTTTGCCGAAAGCACGCGAAACCACTTCTGGTCCCATCCGGTGAAGTCTGGGTAGGAAATGGCAATAACGTCTCCGGCCTCAATATCCGCATCCTGGAGCCCCACGGAGAACGAGCAGAAGTCCACCACGCCCCGGGCCGTTTCGAGTAGATATGCACCCATACGGCCCACCTGGGCCGCATCGGTGAGCCCGAGGAGCGAGAATTTACGCTCAATAATTCCCCGGCGCTGAATGTCCTCCGCCCAGTCGAACGGCGCGGAAGATCTCTCATAGTGCCCCGATGGATCCACCCATTCAATAACTATGCGATTCGTGGTGTCGCTGGCGCTCTTTTGCCACCAGCTGAAAGTGCCCTCAACAAAATTGTCCGGCGTCAAGACCTTGTAGGCTGATGCCACTGGCCTGTCGATGTGGAGTTCTGCCTTTTCCCTTGCCAGAATGTAGCCACGGCAACAGGAGAGCATGTCGCGGAGAACGTCAATGGCGGGACGCTGAGAGTCGATGATGTAGTCCAGGGTGAACCGGGGTTCGCCATCCACCAACTCATCGCAGTACGCCGCCGCTGCCGTGAACGATTCCAGCGAGAGATGGCTTGCCGGGAGCCCCACGCCGTAGCGGGTGTTCGTCAACAGATCCCACACAATCCACGCCGGGTTTCGCGTAAACCGCTCCCCCGCAGGGGTCCAGACCTTTCGCCCCTCCACAATGCTTGTGATCGTCGGGGAGCCGGAAAGCGTTCCCTGTGCTTTCAGCGTAATGGCGATGTATGCGGTGTTGGCGTATGAGGTGCTATCCCCTTCCCCGTTCCGAGAATCCGGGAGCTGGTCGGGAGTGCCAAGGTGCACATTCAGGGAGCAGTCCTCAAGCTCCGTGCTCTCGGGGTCATCGGGATCTTTCCCCCCAATCCATGCCCCGGTCTCGTCCGTTAGTTCAATGTCGTTGGCGTAGATGGAAACAACCTTTGAGATTGGCCCCTCGGATACACCGACGTACATATTCATTTTCTGCATCGAATCATCAAAAAACTTCTGAAAGAAAACGTTTCCCGCCATCCTGCATCGTCCGTAGACGATGGGAACGGGGAGTAGTTGACTTTTAGTGTTCGTCACCGGCCCGAATGCATAGTTCGGGGTTGAGCCGCTCAAATCTGGGACGTCCGGTTGGTCGAACAGCGAACCGATGGATGCCCCGAGCAGCATGGACCCCAACCATCCGGCCGTTATTCCCGCCGCGACGAGGGAGCCCGAAAACGCAAGCCCCAAAAGGGCACCAATAGCTGCACCCGGCATTACGTTTTCTCCTCTCTAGCCCGGAAAAACTCCCGCGTCCTCCGTCGGTACGCCCCGGAGAACCGGGCGACCCGAGATGAGCCCCCCGGCGACGTATGAAGCATCCGCCCCGTGTCAACGATGGTTCCGATGTGCCCGAACGGTTGCCCGTCGACGGAGAGCCACATCACTACCAGACCGCCCACTTCCGGACCATCGCAGGGTTCCGCGATGGACGGAAGCCATGAGTAGATGGCCTCTTCCTGGTCCGTGTCTCTTCCGGGAATGTAGTCGTGCGGCCACGGATAATGCCGCCCCCATAGACGTTTCTGGGCCAGCAAGGCCAACCCTATGCAGTCTATCCCCGCCTCATCGCGCCCACCCGCCAGCCAAGGAATTCCCACCAGAGACATGAGCATTACATCACCGCCGGTTGTCTCGGATCTTTTGATGATGGCAGATGCGGGAAATCCACCACCCAATAAAGCCGTCTGGGAATCCGTGTTTTGAGCGAAAAATCAGTATGGCAAACCGCCTCGACCGAGTGCTCCGAGATGAGGCAGTTTTCGACGTGCCCCTGGAACTTCACGGAACACCCGTCCGGTGAGGAAACCGTGTCTCTGAAGCCCGTCAGCACGTGGACCTCTACGCCGTTAAGAGCCGCCGTTTTGGCCAGTGCCGTAAACCTGCTGTCGAGATTGTCGATCCTGACTCTACACTGCCCCACCTCGTTCTGTGTGGACGAATCCGCCTCGTCATAAGAAAGGGCCACCCCGGTATAGACCTGGGTGGCCCCTTCTTCGTTATAGGCTGTTACGTCGGTCTCACAGTCCGTCAAATACAGTGAAATTTTTGTCGATGGGTCGTTTTTCGCCGGAATGTTTAGCACCCGAACAAGATTGATCGGGGAAACGGCGCTGGCGCCCATCCGACCCCGAAACGACGCTCCGCCGCGAGGCATCTATAGCACCTCCTCGAACCGAATTCTGAAAATTCCGTTCAGTTTGAACTCCGTCTCGATTTCTAGTTCATCGTTTGCGAATCTCACGGTTTTTGGCGTGTCGCTCCATGGGTCCGTCCATGTGAACGATTCGTAGGAGCCCTTCCGCGCCACGAAAAACGCACGGATAGCCGCCATTTCCGCCCACGTGGTTTTGAACTCAAGTTCCCACTGTGTGGGGATTTTTCGCTTGAACTTCTTCTGCTGCTTTCCGGATTCAAAATCCGTCGTCAACACCGAAAACCCGTCTTTGACCTTCGGTGGGTAGAACGGGACCCACGAGAACGTTGCCATGTCACGCCCCCTGCATCGCCCGGCGCACAGCGCCGTTTCTCAGAATATTGTCGGAAACGATTCCTTCCACGGCAGCCCGGTTGTTTTTCAGGAGAGACACGAACGACGGAGCATCCACGGCATTAATGGTGATGGCAATGCTCTTTCCCGCTACGCTTTCCTCCGGCTCCCTCATGGTGCTTCGCCCGTCCGGATTCCGGCGGATGCTCTCCGCTGGCGGTCTCCACAAGGGGCCGCTGTTGGTGCCGCCAAGGGACGATGTGGCCGCCGACAGTCCGCTGCCGATCACGCCGCCAATGTTGGCGGCAACGCCCCCAACACTGGAAATTCCCCCGAACAGATTCCCGAACAGATTCCCGAACAGCCCCCCAATGGTTTTTAAAAACATCGCCCTAATGGCGAGGTATGCAATCTCTTTAGCGAGATTTTGCAGCGCGTCGCCAAGGTTGTCACAGTTGACGACCGCACCGGCGAACGCATCCGCCAGCGAAGAAGGAACGTCGGCAAGTTTTTCCGTCAACGCTCTTTGGGCCTCTGCTGCCATGAGATAGATATTGTTTGCGGTGGCTGCCAGTGTGGTGTCCAGTGCCTGAAGTTCGCTTCGCACATTCTGAACGACGAGGGGATAGGCGCTCCACTGCGTGAGGAGTTGCTCCAGCGCCGACCGGTAGGCGTCCGCCGATATGGTGCCGTTGTCCAGCTGGGACGAAAGGTGCTCCATGGACATGCTGGAGATCCGCTCCGCCACGGATTGTATCTCTCCGAAACGGCCCCGCATTTCTTCGGACCAGTTGAAGGAATTCTTTGCGTCAAGGCCCATGGCCGCGATGGATGCCGATAGCCGGTCAAAAGCCCCTTGGAGAAGTTCCAGGTATTGCGGGTCCGGGAGAAGGCCCTGTGCGTTCTCCCACGACGCGCCGCTCCAGAAGCGTTCCCGCCCTTCCTTTGCCGCATTTTGGGCATCCTGCACCTGTTGACGCACCGCTTCCGCCCGTTCCATCTCCGCCGCTACGGATTCGCTGGCCGCCTTCGCCCCTTCGGCGGTAATCTCCCGCTGGAGATCAACGACGGTCTTCCAGTCATCCGTGAGCGGCGCGAGCTTTGCCGCCCACTGGTCCAGCACGGGGAGGAAGGATTTCCCATCCTCGTACAGGTATTTCATTTTGTCGCGGATGGCGGAAACAAGCCGTTCCGCCGCCGAGGGGCCGGAGGAACCGCTAGTGATAGGGGCAAGGGGTTCGCCCCCGGAGGCGCCCTTGAGTGTGGGGGGGTTCCCTGTGGTGGGCGGATTATCCACTCTTTTGCTTTCCATATCCATCATGTAGTGAAATGCGGCCTTTTTCAGCGAAATTTCCTGTTCAAGGGCCTGTATCTGGGCGTCAAGAGCCTCGGTGTTTACTCCCCAGCTCGTTTCTGTTGCTCCCTGTGCTCGGAGCGCTTCGAGTTGTGCCGCCAGCGCTACGATCTCATCCTGCGCCTTTGATGCCGCCGTTTCCGTTTTCCCGAACGCCGCATCCAAGGTCGCGAGCGTTCCCACTCCAACGGCAACCCCCGCCGCTACCGGCCCGCCCAGAAGCCCGGCCAGCCCGATCAATTTCATTCCGCCCCTTGCCACTAGTGCAGCAATGATCCCCTCTATTCCTGCCAAGACAGCCTCCACGTGTTTTGCCGCGAAGGCAAACACTTCAGCAATGCCCCCTCCAAGGCGTTCCAACATTTGCAGAGCGCGTGTGACGGACGCTCCTACTTCGCTGACGAATTTTTTGTAATCATCGCTCTTCGTCCATGCGTCCCACTCCCGTATCAGTCGGGCCAGAATGGAGCGTACGGCGTTGAACGGCCCAGAATCCGCCACGGCAATTTTGAACTCGTTCCACATGCCCTCCATGGTCTGAACTAGCCCAGCCCACGTACCGGCTTGCGCCGCCATGGCCCCGGCATAGTTCTCCCGGACCACGTCCAGAATGGCTTGCCGAACGGAATCAATGTCTTTCGCTACTACCTTGCGGACCTCGCCACTCCGCACCACGGCCATTTGCCCGGAACGGTCCACGAGGATACCAAAACGCCGGAGGCTTTCAGTCTCGGTGGACACCAACGCAGCGGTGGTGTCCTGCATGCTCCGTCCGGCGACGGCGGACAGGTCAGCGATGACGTGAAGGGCTTCCTCACTGTTCTGCACGGCAGCGGCACGAAGGAGAACGAAAGATTCAATAGCCTCGTCCGTGTCAATGGGGTTGATGGCCGCCCATTTCGCTATGCGAGCATAGAGCTCGTCAGCGTTTTCCGTCTCCTTCACCACCGCCCGAAGGCGCTGGCGGTACGTCTCCGCACGCGCCGCCGCATCCAGGAACGATTCCGCCACGCGCAAAACGGCGCGCAGGGAGAGGAACGACATGTACAATTTCGCCACCTTGGAGAGCTGCGCACCGAGCCCTTGGGCGGCAGCTCCAACCTTGTTGATGGCGTCCGTTGCTCTTTTCCCGCCGGCTACTGCACCGGAAGGGTCAATGCCGACGGATAGAAGAGGAGCCTCCGGCACGTCTACCACCTCATTTCTTTTTCTGGTGCCACTTCAGGAATGCCCGGTCCATGGCCCCCACCATGCGGGCCAGTACGCCCCGCTCATGCGGCCCATCGACCCCCGCCATGTGGCAGAATGCAATGATTTCGGACAGGGGAATAGCGCCCACACTCATACCCATAGCGCGCGAGGGGGAAAGGGAAGCAAACGCCTCCCAAAAAAACGAAAGTGCCGGGTCAAGCGTTGGCCTATCCGCCAACGCCTTCACCGACACTCCGCTCTCCGACA